TTTAAAAGATAAGAACTACCAAGAAGAAATGGATTTCTTATGTGCTAGTAAAGCAAGAAACAAATACATTACGAACTTGACAAATGGTCTTCAAGGTAATACACTATTGTTATTTCAATTTGTAGAGAAACACGGTAAAGTATTACAAGAACTAATTGAAAAGAAAGTAGATGATGGTCGTAAAGTATTTTTTGTATACGGAGGAGTATCAGCAGATGATAGAGAAGAAATTAGAGCAATTACAGAAAAAAGTGATAACGCAATTATTGTGGCTTCGTACGGTACCTTTTCAACAGGTATCAACATACGAAACCTACATAATATTATTTTTTCTAGTCCTAGTAAGTCTAGGATAAGAAACTTACAATCTATTGGTCGTGGATTAAGACTAGGAGATAATAAGGTTAATGCGACACTATACGATATATCAGATGATGTGTCATATGGAGAAAAAGAGAATTATACTCTACAGCACTTTAGAGAAAGAATAAATATATACAACGAAGAAAACTTTGATTACGAGATACATAATGTGGAGTTAAAGGAGTAGTATGGACAAAAACAACGAAACTAAACCAGAAATTAAAATCGTAAAGATTATGAATGGCACAGATATTGTTTGCCATATACCTCAGGTAGCAAATCAACAACGAAATCCGTTGCTGACATTAGACAAACCATTAGAAATAAAATATGTACCACAGATTACTAATCTTGGTATCAAAGACTATATAGCGCTTGTGAAGTGGGCAGCATATACAAATGACCAATTGGTTACTATTCCTAAAGATAAGATATTAACTATTACAAATGCAAGTGCTGAAATGATTAAATCATATACACAAGTTATTAGCGACTACACAAACCACGACAAGGTTATGAGACGAGAAGAGAATCCGAGAACTGAAAGACTTATGGATAGAGAAGTAATGCGAGAAGCAGAATTAGAAGAGTATGACGAGATATTTGAGGCCTTTAATGACATTAAAAAGAAAAGTACAATTCATTAGACGCTACTCTATAGACTCTATTCTCTCCCAGCGACACGCTGATAATAACATAGGATCCAATATATGTCAAGCGCCTGTGCCAATAAAATTAAAAGTGTTAGGTGCTTGACTTATTTAACAACATATAGTATAGTGAGAACATAATGAAAACTAAAACAGATAAAAAAATTGAAACGGCAGAAGTGCCTGAAAAAAAGAAACGCATACGAACACCGGCGAAGAAGGAACACTATGTTAATAACAAAGAGTTTCTAGCTGCAATGGTAGAGTATAAAGAGAAATGTAATAAAGCAGAAGCAAGAAACAGAAAGCAACCTCCGGTTACTAATTACATTGGAGAATGTTTTTTAAAGATTGCAAACCACTTATCATATAGACCTAACTTTATCAATTATACTTTTAGAGACGATATGATTTCAGATGGTATTGAGAATTGTTTACAATATCTAGGTAACTTTAATCCAGAGAAGTCAAACAATCCATTTGCATACTTTACACAAATTATCTATTATGCCTTTGTAAGACGAATACAGAAAGAAAAGAAACAAACAACAATCAAACATAAGCTTATTATGGATGCAAACTATGACGATATGACTTTGCAACCAGGTGATGATAGAGACTTTAAAAATCAATTTACAGAATTCTTACAAAAGAACTTACCAAGCCAAGAACCAACAAGTGAACCTTACGAGGCAAAACCTAAAGGTGCAAAACTAAAAAGAACTAGAAAAGCGAAGATAAATTTAGAGAACTTTTAATTATGAAAATAGCGTTGTTGAACGACACTCACTTCGGTGCAAGAAGTGATAGTCCTGCATTTATTAAATATTTTAACCGGTTTTATGATGAGATATTTTTTCCATACTTGGAAGAGAATAACATCACAACCTTAATACATTTAGGCGATGTAGTAGACAGAAGAAAATTTATTAACTTTAATACTGCTCATAACTTTCAAAATAAGTTTTGGAAGAGACTATGGGATATGAAGATTGATACACATATTATACTAGGTAACCACGACACATACTATAAGAATACAAACTCTATTAATAGTATGCAACAACTGATTACAACCTTTGATGGTGTAAACGAACCATTTATATATGAGAAACCAAAGACGGTTGAGTTTGATGGCTTGCCTATTCTATTCATACCTTGGATATGTCCAGAGAATGAAGAAGAAAGTTTAAAGACAATATCAGAAAGTCAATCACAAATATGTATGGGTCACCTTGAAGTTAAAGGTTTTGAAATGCACAAAGGACACTTCCAAGAACACGGTTTAGAAATGGACTTGTTTAAAAGATTTGAGAAAGTATATTCTGGTCACTATCATAGAAAATCAGATAACGGTACTATCTTTTATCTAGGTACACAATACGAGATTACTTGGTCAGATTATCAATGTCCTAAAGGTTTTCATATCTTTGATACAGATACAAGAGAACTAACAAGAATTCCTAATCCTATCAATATGTTTAAGAAGATAATATATAATGATAAAACAAATTCATATAGTAATATGGACATAAGTGAATACGAAGATTGTTTTGTCAAAGTTATTGTAGAAGAAAAAACAGATGTCAACCAGTTTGGTGACTTTATTGATAGACTACATAATGATATACACACAAACGAAGTAAATGTTATTGAAGATAGTTATAATATCAATTCAACTGCTGATGTTAATATAGTGGACCAAGGAGAAGATACATTATCTTTCTTACAAAATTATATTAATAGTTTAGATACTGAATTAGATAAAAATAAGATGAATAGTATAGTGAAAGACTTATATAGTGAGGTGCAAGATAAGTGATAATATTTCATAACATAACCTGGAAGAACTTTCTTTCTACAGGTAATACACCAATCAGCGTAAACTTAAATGAATCACCTACGACATTAATCATAGGTACTAATGGTTCAGGTAAATCAACTTTACTTGACGCTTTATGCTTTGCATTGTTTAACAAACCTTTTAGAATTATTAAAAAAGACCAGATGGTTAATACAATCAACAATGCTGATACCGTTGTTGAAGTTTACTTTAGTATTGGTCCAAAGAAATACAAAATACGAAGAGGTATTAAACCTAACATATTTGAAATATACCAAGACGGCATTTTATTAAATCAGGATGCTTCTTCTATAGATTATCAAAAGTACCTTGAACAGAATATAATGAAACTTAATTACAGGTCATTTTGTCAAGTTGTAATTTTAGGTTCTTCTTCTTATGAACCATTTATGAAGATGAGAGCAAGTTATCGTAGGGATGTAATTGAAGAGATACTAGACATTAAAGTATTTGCAAGTATGAACTTATTGTTAAGAAGTAAACAACAAGACTTGACCAAAGACATTACCACAATGAGACATCAGGTAGATTTAATTGAAAACAAAGTTAATCTACAAGAGAAACATTACGAAGAATTACAAGGTAGAGATACAGACGCTATCACTAGAAAAAAAGAAGACATAGAGAAAGCACAACAAGGTAAAAGAGATTATATGGTTCGTATCAATAGTCTCAACAACGAAATTGAAACAAACAAATTAAAACTACAAAACAAAGAAACGACTAAAAGTAAGTTTCTTCAATTACAGAAACTAGAAAGTAAGATTGATACTAATTTAAAGACACACAAAAGAACATTAAAATTCTTTGAAGAGAATACTAATTGTCCTGTTTGTACACAAGAACTTGAACCTGGTTTCAAACAAGAGAAAATCAATGAAGAGAAGGCTGCTGTAGATAAACTTAATGAAGGTTATAAACAACTATTAACTGAAATTACTAATACAGAAGAGAAGATACTAAACCTTGATAAAGTATCAGAAACTATTAGAACTATAGAAACAAATGTTTCAAAACTTAATCATAGTGTTGATGAGATTAAAAGACATAGTGATAGAATACAAGATGAGATTGAACTGCTACAAGTAGAGGATGCCTCAGGCCTAAATATCAAAGAAGAGATATTGAAGTTGAAGCAAGACCTAGTTAAGACAATAGCAGAGCGAGACGAAGTTATTGAAGAGAAGAAATATATTGATGTATTAAGACAGATTGTAGACGATAGTGGTGCAAGAGCACAAATTATTAAGAAGTATATTCCAGTAATGAATACACTTATTAATCAGTACCTACAATCAATGGACTTCTTTATATCTTTTCATTTAGACGAAGAGTTTAAAGAGACGGTTAAGAGTAGACATATGGATTCTTTTAACTACAATAATTTTAGTGAAGGTGAGAAGATGAGAATTGACTTGTCATTACTATTCACTTGGAGAAGTATTGCGAAGATGAAAAACTCCGTTAATACAAATTTATTAATACTTGATGAGATATTTGATAGTAGTTTAGATGGTCAAGGAACAGATGACTTCTTTAAGATTATCGCTACACTTTCAAAAGAAAATGTCTTTATCATATCACATAAAGGAGATATTATGTTTGACAAATTTACTAATATAATTAAATTTGAAAAGTACCAAAACTTTACGAGGTTAGAAAATGTCTAAAGATTTAAAAGATAATCCAACTACTGCTGTTCATACAGGTGATAGACAAAGAATGTCTGTTGCAGAGGAAGAGAAATTTAAAGATGATTTAATGAAAATGGCAGAAGAGAAAATCAAAGCAGGTGATGTTGAAAAACAAGAAGATGGTCAATGGATTGATAACAAAGATGTTATGAAAAAATTAAATGAACAAAGAGACCAAGGCTTTGTTGAAGATATGACAGATAAGAATAAAGATGTTGAAATTAGAAAAGGTATAGACCCTAAATCATTTCAATACGAATTATTACCACCACAGGATCCTAGAGTTAGACAACCTGTAGCACCTTTCAAAGATGAAATGCTAGAAGAGTATGGTCTAAAAAGTAGACAAGAACTTATGGACGGTATGTTTGCTCTTATGCACAAATATGGTGGTATCGGTTTAAGTGCGATACAGATTGGGTTACCTTTCAATATGTTTGTTGCAGGAGACCACGAATCAATAGAAAAAGGATTGAAGATAGCGGCCTTTAATCCAGTAATTATACAGACCAGTAGTGAAGATGTACTTATGAAAGAGGGCTGCTTGACTTTTCCTTTTTTATTTGTTAGTATTAATAGACCTCGTAAATGTGTTATGAAATACGAAGATGAGAATAGAGATTTAAAAGAAGCACATTTAGATGGTATGATGAGTAGAGTATGCCAACACGAATACGACCACCAAAAAGGTGAGTTAATGGTTCAGAAAGTTAGCAAACTAAAATTAGACTTAGCATATCGTAAGGCAGAAAAGGAGATGAAAAAATGGAAACGATACCAAAAAGCAATGAAGGAGTCCCAGCCACAGAAAGTAAACCTTGGCAAAAAGGATTCCAAATAGATTATTTAAAAGATTTAGAAAAAAGATTTACTTCTTATAATGACTATGCTCAGCACGAAATGAGCAAGTTTAAGAAGAACAATATTGCAGAAGCATTATCTAAAGATGAATTGCAACTATTAGGTAAAGGTCTTATTCACTATTCACAAGTAAAAGTTAAATCTAATATCTTTATGTTTCCTGGTGTATTGATAGGTACTAAACTACCTGGAGATATTCATATTAAACATCTAGGTTATACAGACGAATTTGATAAAAGAAATATTATTACAACATTAATGGAAGATACACAATATACTAATAATAATGTATGGTTGTTTATTAATGAAGAAAGTGGTCCTGATAAACATATCGCAAGTGAGACAGGATTTGATTATGTAGGTAGTAAGTTTAATTCAGTTGCAGATATTATAGGTGTTTATTTTAGACACGCAGGTAATGTATTAGAAGATAGACAACACCCAAAAATACCTGTCTATGAGAAGTATACATTGAAACCTATGAATGTATCGTTTGATGATATTACAAAACAACTTGCAAAACAATTACACGATATGGAAGTAGAGTTTACTAATCACTATTCAAACTACAACAAAGCAAAGTCTTGGAGTGCAATCTCATTAAGAGGTTATTCTTCTGATTATAAGTTTATTACAAAACCTGTAGAAATGAATAAGAAGTGGAAAGAAGAAAACAAAGATGAACAATTTGAATTACAAGATACAGATTGGCGTAAGAAGTTTCCTCTAGTAGAAAAGATATTAGATGTATTTGAAACAGAAATACATAGAGTAAGATTTATGAATTTGAAACCAGGTGGTGGAGAATTACAAAGACATACAGACCAAGTAGACCCAGACCTAGGAATTGCAGATGGTAGATTAATGAGAATACATATACCTATCAAAACAAATCCAGATGTAGAGTTTACAAGTTGGTCTACTTCAGGTACTAAAGTGATGACTAATATGGAAGAAGGAAGTTGCTGGTACCTAGATATTAGAAAACCACATATGGCAATTAACAATGGTGACGAATGGAGAACACATTTAGTTATTGATGTTGTTGCAAATGATAAAGTGAGAAAATTATTTAATGCTGACGCCCATAGAAAAATACGATAATATATATTATAAACGAGACGATTTGTTTGCTCCATATGGTGATGTCAATGGTGGCAAAATGAGACAAACGATTGCCTTGTTTGAAAAATACAAAGACAGGATAAAAAATGAACACAATAACGGAGTTATACAATCTGTTTCAGTACATAGTCCTACCGCTAGTGTTATCAGTAGAGTTGCAAAAGAGTTTGGTTTTAAATCAATATTTGCAGTTGGTGGTACTAAACCTGAAACATTACAAAAACGCCATATAATGCACCTTGCACAATACTATGGTGGAGAGATAAGAATAGTTGCAGGACACGGTATCAATAGTGTACTTGCAAAGAGAACAAAAGATATTATAGAAAAAGAAAAATACTTCTATACATCTTTTGATAAATGGATTATGGAAGAACCTGAATTGATGTTAGAGACTAATGGCGAACAAGTGCAAAACTTACCAGATGAAATAGACAATTTAGTTATGAGTTGTGGTGTAGGTATTCAGATGTCAGCAGTAATGTATGGTTTAAAGAAATATAATAAGAAAGTAAAAAGAGTTATCGGTGTCGGTGTAGGACCTGATAGAACAAAGAATATAAGAAGTTATTTTGGCATAGAACAAAATGATTATCCTTTTGAATTTCACACACCTAAAACTAGTTATAGTACTCCTCTGAAAACGGAGATAACAAATCCTAACTACACGGATTCAGAAGAGTACTATCCTAAAGAAAAATCATTTATGTTAGATGACTTATACGAAGCAAAAGCACATAAATGGATGACCGAGAACATAAACATATATGAAGGTACTAATGTATTCTGGTGTGTTGGTAGAAGACTAAATCAAAGTGAAGTACACGAAATAACCGGAGGTATACAATGAAGTATGATATGACAACATTTTTTAAAGATGGTTTTTATACAGGTGATGTAGATATTAATGTACAACTATTTGATGATGTAAAGTTTCCTAGTATTGATTACAATCCTGAAGACTTAAAACTATCTGATAATTGTAAACAAGAGATTAAGAAAGTACAAGAACAACTAGAAGAAGTTATATCAGAAACATATCCTAAATTTGAACTTACAGAAGAACCTGGTTTATGGAATGGAGTAACCAAAGAGAATAACGAATTTCACAATGACTTTGTTGCAGGAGATAAATTCAATTCAAACATATTAGTATACCTAGATGAAGGTAATGATATGAATGAAAATTATATTGAGATTGCAGGTGAAGACATTTTAGATAAAGAAGGCATACCATATGGTGTAAGTAAGTGTAGAATATTCTGTAGACCAGGACAATTTGTCTGGTTAAATCAATCACCTCAATTTGAACATAGAGCAAACAACGGAAGTGGGAATAGAAGATTGATACACTTTGCATATTATATACCGGAGATAAAAAAATGAAAGATGTAGTTAATAAGTTTCATCACGGTGACGCTTTTGATATATTTCCTAAAGTAGCAGACAAGAGTATTGATTTGACCTTTACTAGTTTACCTGATATATCACAAGGTCCGTGGGGTAAAGACATAGAACAATACCAAGAGTTTCAAAATAGAAGTTGCGACCAGATGGCAAGAATTACGAAAGATGAAGGTTTTGTAGTTATATCTCAAACAGATAGAAAGATTAATGGTGAGATACTACCTAATCATATAACATATCATCAAGCAATGATAAGAAATGGTTTTAAATTAAAAGACTATAAGATAATGGTAAGAAATACTCCTGTTGAAAAAAGAGATATGTATTACTTCAATTATCAACATACACTTGTATTTACAAAGAAAGGTACTATCAAAAGAGGTGGTGACTGGTTAAAGAATATATTAGTATATGAAACAAAAAGACTAGGTAATATCAAAGGTCCTTTCAATCTATATGTGTGGAACGATAATTTTATTAAACTTATAGTTGATTATCTATCAAAAGAGAATCAAATAGTATTTGACCCATTTGCTGGTAGTGGTATTGTACCTTGGATTGCAAAAGAAATGAGAAGACAATACATTGGAGTTGAACTAGACAAAGAGGTTTTTGATAAATCATACTTTAATCGTTTAGACCTGCTTGACAAGTTTGGGAAAGTAGTGTAGAATAAGTACTATGAATAAAAATAAAGAAAAAATATACGAAAGGAATCCGAACACAGGTGTTATTCGTTGGCGATATGTTGGCGAAAGTCCTGATAAGTTTGGGTGGCCTAATTATGGACGAATCCTACGAGAAGGAAAAAAGAAGAAGAACACTAATAACATTAAGTAATATGAAAATGAAAACACAACACAAAGTAGATATAACAGACTATCAGGATGTAGCAGATTGTATTAGAAGTGACCAAGTTCCTGCTAATGCGATTGCAGAATACTTTACTGATAAAAGATTCTATGCGTGGTACAAAAAGAAATACCTATGAAAAAAGAAACCGTTGAAGAGTTTTTAAAAAGAGGTGGCAAAGTAGAGAAGTTAAGACCTGGGTTTC